AACAAGACTACGCTCACAGCACTCAAACTTTGACGATTGCGTCGCAAGGACCACTCCATTATAGGGAGCCAAATGTTTGCCAAGGGGTGGGTTCTTTTGATCAGCTCTTCCAGAAGTGGTGACACAAAAACCGCCACCATACGACTGCTCGAGCTGTAGGCTGCGGTCATTGACCCGGCTATAACCATAAGCAAAAGTATCAAAAGATAGAACAAACTAGTCCAATCAAATTCTACACTCACCCGTTTTAAAACTTCCGCGGAGCTTACAGCATGGACAGCACTGAATTCTCGGACAGTGTCCAACATCTTTGCTCTCCATGGTTTCCAGCACCATGCTAAGCCGACTACTGCGACAAACGTAATCATCAGCTTGTTTTTCAAACGGGGTTGCTTTCTGCGCCGAGTCAAAACAGACGCTGCCTGTTCATCCCATCCCATACTCAAAACTCCAAACTCCTTCAATCTGCTCTGCAACATCCCAGAAACATGCCTATGGGCCTCATTCAAGGTTTCCATTGCATTAACGACTGCGCATCTCACGACAGATGACGCATCTTCCACGCCACGCATGGCGGTACGATTCTCGCTGACCCATTGGTGGGCTTTCCTAGCCAAGCTCACATAAGTGGCTTGAGAGAATTCCATAGACTGAACGCGCGTTGTTAGGCTCTCACTCAACTCGCGTGGAACCCTAACATACCTACCTTGGTAAATGTGCGTGGGTCCTACGTGTTGAGCTCCAAACCTAGTTTCTGGCTCCAACGCAGTAAAACTCATGTCCAGGTGCTTCTCAGTCCGGTCCCTCCACCTCAAAAACTCAAACGGGCCTCGTGTGACTCTCAACAAAGCTCCTGAGGCATAGCGTTCCATAATATCTATGTTAACCCTATAACTCCCCAACATGCTTGTGAATCGAGTCCCGCCAAGTGCTACGCACCCATAGAGGTCGGCGTCGTCGTAAATCGCTCCACCGACAACCATAACTCTCGATCTTATGTGCCCATCGACAACATGTTTTTGGTAAGTCCCCTCACCCCAGGCCAATTGGCCGTGATCTCCAGGGTACAACCTCACGAGCGCTAAAAGTACATCGGTTTCGTTGGCCAGCATCCGTGCTACAGTGCCATCTGAAATCATTTCATAGGCCGAGTCAACGGCAATGTAATTGCCCGCTGTCACACAACAACAACTAGTGGGTTCACAATCACACCCCGTACCTCGTACTTCCCCCCCCAGGCGTGGTATCTTCCTTCTGAACCACCACACCACCGGAGGATACAACTGCCAAAAGAGCACCGATACTAGCCAACACGCCCAAGAAAACCATGAGTTTGATCTAACAGGATACCGGGGCCCACTCCAAGAACTCACCTTACCACAACTCCCGTCATTGCAAGTGTAAGCCTTAGACCTCCCTGGTTTCGCTCCGACTTCTATCCAAGCTCTTCCTGTTC